AATATTAATACGGTGCCCGCTTTACGAAGGACCAATAGGATTTCAGCATTCAAATTAAAGGTGTTCAAATTACCAAAATGCCATTTAGAGGCTCACTATATATGGACCTCCAAATCCTCCAATTCCGTAGAGCTTTGAGAGCCTCCGATTCAAAATGCCACGTAAGCCAGGTTTTAGAGTCCAAGCTAAAAACATTTTCTTAACTTATCCCCAATGCTCTCTCTCTAAAGAGCAAGCTCTTGAACAACTAAGGGCAATTAATTGTCCTTCTGATAAACTATTTATCAGAGTTAGTCAGGAGAAACACCAAGATGGGGCTCTGCATCTCCATGTTCTCATCCAGTTCAGGGGGAAAGCAGAATTCAAAAACCCACGACATTTCGACCTACAACATCCACACAACTCCTCCCAATTCCATCCAAATTTCCAGGCAGCAAAGTCCTCTTCAGATGTCAAGTCATACATTGAGAAGGACGGAGATTTCATCGACTGGGGTGAATTCCAGGTCGACGGCAGGTCTGCTAGAGGAGGTCAGCAGAATGCTAACGACGCTGCCGCAGAGGCCTTAAACGCAGGATCTGCTGAAGCAGCTTTACAAATAATTAGGGAGAAACTCCCTAAAGATTTTATTTTTCAATACCATAATTTACGTAGTAATTTAGATAGGATTTTTTCTCCCCCTCCTTCTGTATATTCTTCTCCTTTTTCTGTTTCTTCTTTCAATAATGTACCTGACATTATCAGCGACTGGGCAGCTGATAACATCATGGATGCCGCTGCGCGGCCAGATAGGCCCATTAGTATTGTTATAGAAGGCCCAAGTAGGATAGGTAAAACAGTTTGGGCTCGGTCTTTAGGCCCACATAATTATCTGTGTGGACATTTGGACTTGAGTCCAAAGGTATATAGTAATAGTGCTTGGTATAACGTCATTGATGACGTAAACCCCCAATACCTAAAGCACTTTAAAGAGTTCATGGGGGCCCAGAAGGACTGGCAAAGCAATTGTAAATACGGAAAGCCAGTTCAAATTAAAGGTGGAATTCCCACTATCTTCCTCTGCAATCCAGGAGAGGGGTCTTCATTTAAATTCTGGCTGGACAAGCCAGAACAAGAAGCACTTAAGAACTGGGCTATTAAGAACGCAGTTTTCTGTGATGTCGACAACCCCTTCTGGATTCAAGAGGAAGTGTCCGGAGCAGGAACCAGCACACGCAGCGGCGAAGAAGAAGAGGAAAGCACCAGAGCCCAGGACTAGGCTCGTGTGGAAGGGCTGTGGCTGCTCTGCATTCATAACAAACGAATGTAAGTACCAGAATGGATTCACGCACAGGGGAGTTACTAAGTCCTGCACAGATTATGAGAGCTATCGAGTTCAACAATTCTTCCGGGAACAAGACAAGCCTCCCGTTTCACCTCAAATTTTTATACGCCCACCAGAGCGTATCGAAGAGAACAATCCTGAAGTTCCAACTTCAGGTGAACTACAGGGAAAGGAAGCAGCTGGGCTTTCACAAGATATTCCTGCAGTTTCGGATAATTTCAACCCGTCTGACTGGTGCTACTCACAGTTGGATTGGTATTTTAACTCGCCTTAGATGGCGTATTTGTAATGATTTAGATAGCTTAGGTTTTTTTAGTTTAAATAATTTATATTTTGTAATAGATAATCTACCGAAAAACATGTAAATGGGTAGATGAAATCGATGTAAATGATTGCACAGATGATATAAAAATGCTTCTTTATTAATTATTATGCGAATCATAAAAATAAGCCCTGCAACGCAGGGTCTGATACACAGGATTACTAGCATGACTGCTAGCAGAATACAACATTAATGCATTTTCTAAATGGTTCTCATATTTAGCTTCTTCCTTGTGATTGTAAGTTACATGGTTATACAAACCCTTAAAAAACTTCCTAACTAAGGCCTGCTCCTTGTGACTGTATGGGCCTCCTGAAACTGTAACAGAGAACTTCTTCAATACCTGCATTCTATCCCTCAGATCCATTCGGATCTTAGCAGTAGTGGGCTCATTGTCATACATAGTGAAGACTTGGCCAAAGTTCAGCGGATCCTTATTGGGCCTTCTGTCACGAATCAACCAATACGTGATGATATTGGTGTGATCTCTCTTGGCCACATTGTCATCCATCCAGACCTTCCCATCTATACCCATTGACTTCACACAAACACGCTTACCCAGGCGATGGGTAAGCCCAGTTCCCCTAGTAAAATCCGAGACACAGACAAACGTTCCCGTGTGGGGAACGTCCATCTTGAACTCATAGTCCTGGACCTTACAGGGACCAACACATCCCTTCGGGATGCGGTCACCCCTCTTTCTCTTCATCCGGACGCCTCTTGAAACCGGGACATAGCTTCGGGCAGCAATTGGGACAGCACTCCCAGTGTAGGGCACGATAGCTGTCTCGAAGTTCAGCCTCCGTCTTACCGGTCTCCCCCCATATGGATGAAATCTCCGCGAAACGGGAATTCGCCCTGTCATACTGCCTGACCCTGAATATACGGATTAACTCCGAACAGAGCTCGAAACCCTAAGGGTTCCTGGCTCGTATTTCTTCAAATACTCTGCAAGTATTTTACGGATAGCATACACCTAAAACCGTATAAAGTATCCGGGAGTGGGTTCTGCAAAGGGTCCCACAACTGCTCCATTCTTGGCGCCCAAGCACGGAAACCTGATTGGTCCTTATAAAGCAAAGTAATCATTAAAGGACAGTACGGAAAAGACGCGTGGTTCCCTAGTGGGGCCCACTTTTAAAGGGCGCGGCGGGCACCGGT